GCCCCCCCCGCCGCTCCATCCGCACCGGGCAGCCTGCAAACGCCGCCAGAGGGCCGTCCAGAACGTGCCACGTGCCGTCTGCGTGAAACAGCACCCGGCTGGGCTCCAGCGTCTCGTCACTGTCCAGCCGCCACCGCAGTGCCTCCCGTGTGTCCAGCGCCTGCGGCTCTCCGCGCTCCAGACCCAGCCACCGGATGACGCCGGAGACGGGGGAAACGAGATGGAACAGCGCCGCGCTGTAGTCCGCGCCAACAAACACATATCCCGGCAGCAGCAGCTGTTCCTCAGTCTGCCACTGTCCCCGCCGCCGGATATCCATCCGCTGGGCCGGGGCACGGGCACACACACCCTTGCGCCGCAGCGCCGTGCATACGTCCCGTTCGCTGCCGGTCAGGACTTGCAGCACGTACCATTTCATCAGTGCTGCGCCCCTTTCTGCCGGCGCTCCAGCGCCGCCACGAGCTGGCGGTACAGCTCCGGATGTTCCGTACCAAGGGCCGAGAAGAACTCCGCCTTCAGCTCGCCCACGGCGGCCTGCGTGTCATCCTTGCTCTGAATATCCAGCCTGCGGGCGTACGCCACGGCCTTTGTCTGCGCATTCATCTCCCGCAGCAGCTTATCCAGCGCGATATCGTTCCACTCTTCGTCCGGCTTCGACAGGATGGCGTCCAGGATCTTCTGCCCCGCCACCCGGTTGATCACCTCGGAAAAATCCAGCTCCGGATACTTCGCCGCTTCCCGCACCATGGCGTTCATCCGCTCGTTTGTCACACGGATATCCTCCAGCGAGGCCAGCAGCTTTCTGCTGTAGGTGCTGATCGCCTGCAGGCTCAGCGTGACGTCCAGGCTCGCCAGATACTTCTGAATATCCGCGAGCGTGCAGGTGTTCGTCGCTTTCACCATCTCATCCACGACGTCGCGGACCTCGGGCGGCAGCTGTGATATGGTGCTGCGGCTCCTGTTTTTTCCGCGCATCCTCAAGCCCTCCTACATATCCACCAGCGGGTCTTTCTTCACGCAGCGCTGCAGCTGGATGCCGCGCGGCGTCAGCTTGACCTCAAGGTCCTCCAGCTCTGCGTCCGAAACGCTGGACGGGGCTTTGTCCTCGATGCAGCGTACCTGCAGATATCCGCTGTCCGCCAGGTAGTTGATGCTGCTGCACAGTGCCATCCGGTCCATGCCGCCCGCCAGCGCCAGCAGCAGGCCCTTCAATTTTAAAAATTTGAAATCGCAGCCCGCGATAGCCAGCGTGCGCATCACAGTCCCGTTATTGGCTGCAAGCTCGCCGGCCTGCATCTTCCGGCGCAGTTCATTTTCGTCCATCTCAGTTGCCTCCCTGCTTCATCATGAACTCCATCAGACGGTCCAGCTTGTTCTCCAGCTTCAGCTGGTGCGAAACAAATTCCTCGCGCCGGATGCAATTTTCCTTGATGTCTTTCACATCGTCGCTCATCTGCCGGATCTCCGTGCGCATCTCTGTGCGCATTTCCTTCATTTCACGGCGCAGCGCTTCAACGTCTTTTTGGTGTGCCGTGCGCAGCCGTTCCAGGTCCTTCTGGTGATCGTCGCGCGGTGTGTAATTTTCCCGCACCTGCTTGATGTCCGCACGGTTCTCATCCAGCTGCCGGAACACCGAGCGCCCGAACAGAAATCCTACCAGCCCCACCACCGTTGTCACGATGATCGTTATGAGCCACCATGTCCCGGCGTCGAACGTCATTGCGGTTTCCTCCGTAAATACAAAAAAGATAAGGCACGATGCCCTCGTTGTGAGTTCATCATACCTTATCTTTTAAAGAGTGTTCCACTCAGATTTTACAGCAAAACAGTCACACATCGAACAGCGTACACTGCCCATCCAGTGGTGCGCGCCGTATCTGTTCTGTTTTTTCACGCACGATTCCGCGTACATATCCCTCGCTCAGATTCCACTTTTTGCACAGTGCATAGACGTTTGAACCGTTGTACTCATCACGGATCAGTCTGTCACGGATAGGAATAAGGAGCTTGTCCGCCTGCGGGATGTACACCCGGCCGGTGCCGCCGTACACATCCACCAGCCGCCGGAAAGCATCCATACCGATGGTTTCTGCCAGCTCCCGTGCTTCGCCTTGCAGATCCTCCAGCTTCAGCTCGTTCAGTAGTTCATTCCTCATTTTCCGACCGCCTCCCGTTCCCGGCGGTATCGGTCGCTGTGCAGGTATTCCAGCTCTTTGCGCTCGGTCAGCTTCTTGAGACCTTCGATCAGGGCGTTACCCTGGGAAAACGTTAAAAACCGGAACGGCTGGGTGGGGAAGGCTGTCACGCCGAACTGCCGGCTGATCAGCCCGCACAGCCTGTCCCGCAGATGTACGCCCTCCGGCGCGGGATCATATTTTTCCAATTGATACATCAAGTACCAGACCTTTTTCTGCTGTCCCTCGCTCAACCCGCCCGGCAGTGCCTCGTACTTCCGTGCCCGCTTTTTCTGCGGTGCGGCCGCGGGGGCGCTGCGCCGCCGCAGCTCCGCCAGCACCGCCTGCGCTTCGGCCGGGGTCAATGCAGTGATACTTTCTTTGCCGGTCAGGCCCTGTACCAGCGCGTGCAGCGCGTCCGCATGCCCGCCGCCGCGCTCCACCATCCCCAGCTTTGCACCCAGGGCATAGATGCTTTTTACCGTTCCCTTGCTTACATCCAGCGCACCCATCCCGGCCGCCTCCTTCCTTGTTACTCTTCCGGCACGGCGTCGTCCGTGTCGTAGAAAAATTCATCCGTGGTTTTCAGGTACGCCCCTACGGCCTCCAGAACTTCCTCCGGCTGCTGCTTCAGCGCCTCTTTGTCCAGCTTCTGCTCTGTTTTTACAAGCTCCCTGCGGCCCATGGCCAGCAGCGTGGCGATGGCCTGCGGGACCTTCGCATTCGCCAAAATCAGCCGCGTGGACTGCCGAAACCCTACACGCCCAAACGTCAGCTGGCGGCTTTTCCCGGCCATATCTTCCCGGTGTGCCTCCACATACTCCTGAACGTCCGTTTCCAGCTGTTTGACGCGCTTCTGCAGAGGCTCCGCGCTTTTGGTATATTCAGCCTTCACGGCGTCGATTCGCCGCGACATGTCCACGCCCATCTCCGTCAGCGCGTGCTCGTACTCGTGGATGCTGCGCAGTGCGTCGTTCACTTCCGACCAATCCTTCAGCACAGGCTCCCGGTGCAGCTTTTTTCTTGCCATATGTATCCACATCCCTTCAAAAATTTCCGCCCTCTGCATTTTTCCGGGCTTGGGACCGGCCCCGGCCCAATCGGGCAGGGGGCTGCATTACGGGCCGGGGGCCGCCCCCCGGCCGGGCGAAAGGAGAAAGACACAATGCCAAGCGTCGGCCATCATCAAATCGAATCAAGCGGCAACCTTCATTATGTCGTGAAATCGTGCGCATTGTAGCGTAGTTGCAGCCTGTTTTTTTCTTGAAATTTCCGATACAGAATTGCGAAGCATCCTCTACATCGAGTCCAACTTTATCAAATTCCTCGGCCGTATTGATTCGTCCACAGCAAGGACACTTGAAACGCCAATTCGGAATCCATGCACCGTACTTTGCAATGCCTTCATTCAGCCACTGCTGTTCTGTTTGGATTTTCTTATATTTCATTCCGCTCTCCTCCGTAATTATGGATTAAACATCATCTTGAGTACTCTGCATCGTACCTAGCAGCGCGGCACGGATGCGCGCATCATTCTTTTCGATGCACCAGCCGTCCTCGCACAGAACTTTTACTTCGCCTGTGGCATATTCTTCAGCAGCTTCCCGTAGCGCTGCACGCAGGTGCTCCGCCTCCGTGGCAGAAAAATCCAGCTCATCCACCGTGAGTTCTACTGTATACCGGTATCTCATTGCGTCCTCCTTTGTCCTACATCTTCTGGTGTCTATTGTCACAAACCTAACAGTAAGCGTACTACAATGGTTGTGGCCGCTGATAATACGATGGTTAGCCAGTTTTCACGGATGAATTTCCGCATCCTTCTCCACCTCCTTCAGCCGAATGTCCTTGTTGTTGGCTTCAAAGTGCTTCACCAGCGGGCCCCAGTTCATCCAGTGCGTGGAATACTCCGTGTATGTCTCGTCCCGCAGATATTTCAGCTCTTTCTGCATACGCTTTGGCAGCTTGTTGTAACGCGCGATTTGCTGCGGGCTCATGCATGGCCTTTGCCGCTGCGGCATGAAGCGCCGCCGCTCTTCGCAGTCCTGTACAAGCCAGCTGCCTTTAAAGTGTCCGTTTACGTACACGAGGATGCCTTTGTGAAACATATCGTTCACGGGCTGCATCTCCAGCGTTACATCGTAACCGTCAGCTTCCAGATCCACACGGCCGTATGGCCAGGGCCGCGTCAGTCGCTCTTTCGCTTTTTCCCAATCCTTTTTTGTCATCAGAGATCCTCCTCTACCGTGTATACTTGGCAGAACCAGCGGGGCAGGTCCTCATACACGAGCTTTCCTTTTGCCTCGCAGAAACAGAGGACTCCATCTCGTACAAAAGAGGCACTAGAATGTGCGCAGTATCTGCATCTTCGGTTCCATCGCAGGCTGCGCCACTGCTGAATGGTCAATTTTATCACGCTCCTAAAAAACAGAGTTGAAACAGCCGCCGGGCCGTGGTATTCTGTACATGTGGTACGGTAAGCCATGCCGTGCCATATTCCTTTAAAGACCCCCCCCCCCCCCCCACCCCCCGTCGCGCCCGCCGC